TTACGACGAGGGTTCGATTCCCTTCACCCGCTCCATCGTTACCGTAATCGGCTTCGGCGCGGCATTGCCGCCAGCAATTGCGAGCATGGCCGCAAGGCGACCCTCCACGCTGATGTCGACGCCGCGACCCTCCGCGGCCGGGACGAGCACGATCCGGTCGATCATGGAGCGCAGCTTCGGGACGGCCTCGGCCTTCGCCTCCGGGTCAGCGAACATGGCGTGCAGCTCCTCGACCTCTCGCCGGTAGGACGTAACCACGGCGGGGTGCAGCGCGACGACGGGAAGCGCCTCCATCTCTGACAGCGCCTCTTGAGCCGCATCGCGCTCGGCGCGGGCTTGCTGGAGCGCTTCACGAACCTCGGCAAATTCGCCAGCGCCGGCGCTGATCGCGGCGACCAGGCGGTCGACCTTCACGGACGCCTCCGCCAGTCGCCGCTCGTAACGCGTCCGGTTCTGGCGCTCCTCCCGGAGGCCGCGAGCGCGAGCCTCGTGATATTCCTTGACGAAGATTGCGACCAAGTCGGGATCGAGCATCTGCTCGCGCAAGCCATGCAGCACCCGGTCTTCGTAGCGAGTTGTCGAGACGGTGCGCTCGTTCGTGCAGTTGTTGCCTTCCTTGCGGCCGGCGCAAGCCCAATAGCCGTTGCCCTTCACGATCCAGCCGCTTCCGCAGACGCCACAGACGCCAAGTCCGGACAGCATGTGCTTGGGGCGACGCGCGGTCTGCGGTTGCGGTGTCTCATAGCTGCCGCGGCCCTCCTGGACGGCCTCCCAGAGGGCATCACCAACGATGCGCAGCGATGGCACCTCCTCAATGATCCAGTCCGAGGGCGGGTTGGGCCTGATGCGAACCGATCGTGTAACCGGCTCGACGATCTTCGATGTCCGATTATGGATAATGCGGCCGATGTAGAGCTGGTTCTGGATAAGCCCATTGCCCCGCGTCCTGTCGGCCGCGATCGTCGTCGCCTTCCACGCACCGCCGCGCGGGCCGGGGATGCCGTCGGCGTTGAGCCGCTGGGCAATGCCGCGCGGGCTGATGCCGGCGGCATACTCGCGAAAGATGCGACGCACGACTTCGGCCTGCTCCTCATCAATCGCACGCAGACCGCGGATGGGCCGACCGTTCGGATCGATGCGGTTGGCGGTTCGATAGCCATACGCGATGCCGGCCGGGCTCCGGCCCTGCGCCACGGTGCCGCGCTGGCCGCGCTTGATCTTGGCGCCCAGTTCCTTGCGGAATTGGGCGTCCATAAGGCCCTTGATCGTCCCGGTGAGGTTCGTGACCTCGCCGTCGGAAAGGGTGAAGAGACGCGATCGAGCGAACTGAAGCCGCTCGCGGATCGCGAAGCTGTCGCCCTCGTGCCGGGCGATGCGGTCGGTTGATTCGGTGAGCACTTGCTCGACGCCGCCTGCCTCGACCCGCGCCAGCATGGCGGCGAGGCCGGGGCGCTGCGCCTCGCCGATCCCGGCTGCGCCGCTGATGGCGTAATCGGTATAGATGTCGACGATCGTCCAGCCTTCCCGGTCCGCGCGCTCGCGGCAGACCGCGATCTGATCGTCGATCGACCGGCTATTCTGAAGCTGGCTGGAGAAACGGGCGTAGATGACGGTCCGCACGGGTCGGGTCCTTAGGTCGCAAGGCTGCTATGTCCCGCGCGGCTGCTGCCCGCGCAAGGGCCTTCACCAGATCGATGAGGGCGGGGTCGTGCTTCATGCTGCCCTCGCGAGCGCCTTGGCGGCAGCGGAGCGCTCGACGTCGACGATATGGACGATCCAAGCCACGCCGGCATGCGTCTGCTGATGCCACGCTAGCGCCTCGTACAGGTCGGCCAGCTCCATAGCCGCCGCATCGTCAGGCTTGCGCCTGGCGATTAGACGCTGACGCTCGGCAGCGCGCGCCAGCTCAACCGCCAATTCGGAATTATAGGCGCCGAACAGATCGGTGTGATCGTCAAAGTCGGGACAGGGTGGTTTCGTCTTGTTGAGAACCCACCGCCACTGCGTCACGATGCAGCGCGCGAGGTAGATGCCGCGCTCAGCATCGGCCGCGGTGATCTTCCCGGCCTCGACCGCAGATGGATAGCCCTGCTCGCGAGCGTGCAGCAGCGTCAGCGCCGCAAGGGCGCACACCCGACGGTGTTGGGGGGCGATAAAAGCGGGGGCGGGCATCGTCAAATGCTTTGGTCTAAGCGTGATAATGCGAAGCCGAGCCAGAACGGCCCGAACATTAGCGCGAAGCCTCGTGACCGGCCGGTGATTAGCTCGGCGCCGATCGCGAAGAACGTGGGCGCGAAGCCAAGTACGATCCCGCCGGCATGACGCTTGGTGGCGCGAAAGAAGGTACGCGTCGCCCACTTGATCGGGGCCTCCATATTGACGTGCACGTCACGAACTTCGTGCTTTCGAGTATTTGTCACCAGAGCACCTCCTTCACGGCCATGCCGATGTCGTTGAGGGCGAACTCGCGCCCGCCGTCGCCTGGGCGGCTGATCGCCAGCGCCGGACGCTTGGGGCTGCGGCGCTCCAGACGCTTCGCCACGTTGGCTGCGCAGCTGAGCGGAGCGAACTGTCGGTCGAGGTCGCGGATGGCGAGCCGCTGACCGATCGACAGGCTAGCGGCGATGGAGCGAGGGTGTTGCTCCATCATCACCCGCCCCGGACCGCGCTGATCGCGAAGTAGATCGCGACCGCCATGCCGATCGTTGCCGCGAGCCACGCCACGGTTCGGGCGGCAGACCGGCTCATCCGCATACGGCAGTCAAGGCACTCGCAGCCGCGAGGGCATACAAAGAGGCTGCCGCTGTAGGGGCTGCGAACCTTACGACGCATCGGCGCGCGACTTGCCATCACAAGCACCCCGCGAGCATGGCGAACGCGACGGGCGTGCCGGCGTAGATCGCGATTGCTGCCGCGGTCAGACCTGCCAGCTTCTCGTCGATGCGCGACGAAAGGCGTTGCGCGCCGCTGCCGCAGTGGATCGGGTGCCCCGGCGAACGGCCGCGCGCGCGGGCAACGACCGCCTTCAGGCGTGCCGCAGTCGGATCAGGATCTGCGAGCACCATCGGCAGGCGGCCGATCGGCCGATCCGCCATGTGACGGCTCAGCGTGTGCGGGATTAGGCGCCGCGCAACCGGCGGCTCCTTGTCGATATGGAAGTCGGTGATGAGCCCGCTCGGCGCGTCGGCGTCGCGGGTCAGAGTGGCATGTTGCACGGCGTGCTCCCATCGGGCGGGGTGCCCTGATGGCCTTACATGCTATAATAGCAAGTCATATGTCAATTTGTTTTGCTATTATAGCATATCATGCAAACCGGCTTGCCATCCGTTCTTCTTATGTTCCATTTTGTTGCCGTGGAAGCGAGTCGAGGGCGTGTGTCTGGGATCGTAGCAAAGTGGTACCGAGCGACCTGTTTCGGCGTGCCGATCGGTCCCTGGCGGGACACGATGCAGGAGGTTCGCGCGGATCTGGAGGCTCAGAAGCTCGGAAGCTTCGACGAATGGTCAACGTTCTACATCACCGTGCCGGGTGGCATTGAGGTTGTGCAGGAGTGGATGGATTTCGAACAATGGCAGCGGCAGCATCCATCGCGCCTTAATCGGGCATCCGGGATGCCTGCCAGATCACGCGGCCGACGATGGTGAAGTGCTCATCTCCACCTAGGATGATGGGCTTATGCTCCGGATTAGAGGAGCAAGGTTCAAGGCGTGCTGGATCTGCAAAAAACCTTTTAAACGTTGTCTCGCCGGAGCTGTTCTGAACTACGTAGAAGCGGCGCGGCCAAAGGCCTTTATCTTCCGGGTCGAAGATTATCCGCCCCCCGTCCGGCACGAACAGGTCCATCGAATCGCCTTCAACATCTAACGCGATTGCTCGATCCGGTATCGCAGCGTCTGGTTTATGCATGCGGCTTCGAGAATGCGAGACCGCCTCGCGCCAGTTGCCCGCAGTGACATTCGACAATACCGGTATGGTGCCGACCTGATGGCCACCAACGTCAACGTTCGGGCCGAGCCAGTTTCGGATCTTGTCCATCTCTTCAGCGGTGAACCGACGCTTCCCAGCAAAGGCCTTGGAGACGGCGGTGGGATCGATGCCGAGGAGGTTTGCAAGGGCTGACTGGCGATGGCCGTTCTCGTCCATCTGCTCTCGGATGTCTTCGTAAGCCATAGCGCGATCAAGCCGAGTGCTCCCACTATAGCAATTGCTACTATGGCAAATTCTGCCTTGCGGAGAAGATGCTATTATAGCATGTAGCTGTGCATGGACACGTTCCCCGCAGCCTTGATCGACGCGATGGGTGGCACGACCGTGGTCGCCCGCCTGATGAACGCCCCCGTATCGACCGTGAACAATATGCGCACTCGTCGCGTCACGGGATCTCGTCTCAATCATCTACGCCGTATCGCATTGGCGGAGTTCCCCAACCTCGATGTGGAAGCCATTGCCGCGAACCACGGCGTCGAGCTTCCTACTATGGGGGATGGCTCAGGGGCGTCATCGGGAAGCTCAATCGAAATTTCCCGACAGGCTGCGGCATAATGGGCGCGATCGTCCCCAACGCTGTGCGCGAGCGGAAGCTCAAGATAGCCTTCGGTGAACTCGTCGGCATGGTTGGTGGCATCGAAGCTGCTGCGAGCGCTTGCCGCGTCGGCAAAAGCACGATCGCGCGTTACGCGTCCTTGTCGCCTGCGGATGCGGAATGTTTCGCCCCGGTAGATGTCGTGAGAGCGCTCGAAGCGGTAACTGGTCAGTCGGTGGTGACCGCCGAGCTGGCGAACATGGCCGACGGCGTCTTCACGAAGCTGCCAAGCGTCACGAGACCAGCGGACCTCTTCGCCGCGCTGTCCGATCTTAGCCGCGAAGCCAGCGAGCTGACCGCGGCGATTTGCGCCGGTTTTAACGACGGGAAGTTCTGCGACCTCGATGCCGCCAAGGCGCGGAGCGAGTGCGACGACGTCATCGAGCGCGCGGCGCAGATGCGCGCTCTCCTCGACACCATCATTGGAGATTGCGCATGAAGAAGCTGCACCTGCCGGCCGTTGTGCCGAACGAAGGCGCGCGCCTGCTCGCCCGCCGTATCCAAGCCGCTTACAGGGGCGACCTCCCTTTCGCTTCGCGCTGCATGAAGATCGCGATGCGTGACCTTCAGATGATGGTCGACGGCACGCTCGTGCCCGGCGAAGAACTGGTGCGCGACGTTGCCCGAGCGACGGCTCACGGCATCGGCCGCAGCGACTGGCGCTCGCGCCCGGTCGGCGGCTGGTTCGACGCGGAGCGGATCGCAGCCTGATGCTCAACGAGATCACACACGGCGCTGACGGGCGCGTGTGTGCCGAGGGGGCGGGGGCGTCCCCCTCGGCTCCCGCCCCCTCGGATTCGATGCACGACGAACTGACCGGCCTCGTTGCCGGCGTCGCGCGCATTGACGCTTGGCTTGCCGTCGCGAAGCCCGGCGACCGCTTCATCTACGCCACGCGGCTGACGTTACCTATCGCCTCGGCGGGTGCTGCGAGGATGCGCGATCTTGCGAAGCGCGGTCTTGTGACGCTGGTCCGGCCACGCTCGACACTTGATCCGACGGTGTTCAACTACACCGCATATCGAACCTCGACCCCGACAGCCGCTACCAAGCTGGAACGCCCCCGCCTCGCAGCGAAGGTCGAAACGATCGCGGACAGCGAGGCTGCGGTGATCGACGCGCTGCTGCCGGTGCTGGAGCGGTTCGCCCGCTACGGCCGGCCGTGTCCAACTGACCGGCAGCTCGCGGCGAAGGCGGGGCTCAGCGAAGAGGACGTGAAGGCGGGGCTGGAGGCGATGGCATCCGCGCACCTGATCCGCGTCCAAGGCTGCGCTGCACCGACGTACCGGCGGATCATTATCCTTTCCAGCGGCCTCGTCACAGGAATCGCTGCATGACGAACTTACTGGTCGGACGCTGACCATGGCGCATGCAAAGCTCAACCTCGCACGCATGCTGTCTTGGATCGAGCAGCGGCTCGACGCGGGGCAGGCTACGCCGACCGACGCCGACATTTGCGCGCTGTTCGGCTTCGACAGCACCGAGTCTGCGCGCACGCTGCTCGCCGAGCTGGCCGACGCGGGCAAGATCACGATCAAGGGCTACGGTCCCGATCGCAGCATCGCTCTCGGCCGCTCGAAGAGAGCTATCGCCGGCGTCGGGCGCGTCGCGCCCACCGTGAAGAAGGCGGATGCCGACGTCGACCGCGCCGCGGCGCGCCTCACCGAGATCGTGCGGCGGTGTCGAAAGCCAGCCGCTGCCGTCGTCGCCGAGAACGCCGCGGCCCTCCTGAAGACTGTCAATCCGAAACCGGCTCGACCGAAGCCGGAAGCACCCATGCCGAAGGAAGTCCCGATGCCCGCAGACAAGAACGCCCGGACGGTCAAGGCCGTCGCCCCCACCTCGATCGAGGATCTCTGCGAACAGCTGCGCGAGCTGTTCGAAGCCAAGGTGCAGGACGCGATCAACGCCGCGGTGACGCGGGCGGAGATCGCCGAGAACCGCGCGGCGCGAGCCGAGGAGAAGCTCGCGCAGGCCAAGGCGCTGTTCGCCTGATCGACATCACCGCGGGCTGACGCCTGCGACCGGGGGTATCCAGTACGTGTCCACCAATTCCCCGTCGCTCTCGCCTTTGGGGCAGGCGGCGATAGCGTTCGCTCGTCGCGGCTGGTTCGTCTTTCCCTGCAACCACAGGAACGGACGGCCGCTCGTCGTCGGCGAGCCCGGCCCGGAGGGCAAGCCGGTTCCCAAGACGGGCGGCCTGCACCAGGCTACGCGTGACGAGGAGCAGATCGCCGCATGGTGGCGCCAATGGCCGCGCGCGCAGATCGGCCTCAACGCCGGCGCGAGCGGCCTGCTGCTGATCGACTTCGATCCCCGCACCGACTCCGCCATCCCGGAGGTGATCGACGAACAGACCGGCGAGGTCCTGCGCGAGGGCGTCGAGGAGAAGGTCTGGTCCGTCGATCTGCTGAAGGCGGCGCTGATGGTCGAGATGGGCGTGGCACTGCCCGACACGCTGACGTCGCAGACGCCGTCCAGCGGCGAGCACAAGTTCTTCCTGATGCCCGACGGCGAGCCGATCGGGAACCGCGGCAACCTGCCCGATCACATCGATGTGCGCGGGCAGGGCGGTTACGTCATCGTGCCGCCATCGGAGCGGATCGGCGATCTCGAGTCCGGCGGTTCCAAGGGGCCGGGACCGTACACCTGGTTGCATGGCGACTGGGCCGACGCGGCGTCGATCGCGCCGGCACCGCCCGAGCTGGTCCGCATCCTGCGCGAGCCGAAGAAGAAGCGAGACGGCAAGGGCGCCAAGCCCGTGGCGGCGCGGCGGGCAGGGGTGGCGGCCGCGCTTGCCGGCGACGTCGACGACGACGTGCGCAAGTACGCCCTCGCGGCGCTCGACGGCGAATGCCGCGACATCGCGCGCGCGGGGTCGGGGCAGCGCAACGCGCAGCTCAACGAGGGCGCCTTCAAGGTTGCCACGCTCGTGGCGGCCGGCGCGCTGTCCGAGGCGGTCGCCCGCGCTGCGATCGAGGGCGCCGCGCGCTCCAATCCCGGTCACGATGACGATCGGCAGCTCATCGCCACGATCGACAGCGGATGGACAGCCGGTCTGCAAAGCCCGCGCGATCTGGCAGAGATCGCTGCCGCCTCGCGCGCCCGCAGGGAGCGCGGTCCTCCTCGACAATCCTCCCGCGGTTCACCCCCCGCCCCCGGCCCGGAGGGGAATGGCAAGCCAAGCTCCCAGATGGGAGCCACCGGTGGTCATCATATGGGGAAGGGGTCCGGGGGCGAGGATCTCGCGCGGGAATGTGCGTTCCTGCCTCAGACCGATCTCGGCAACCTCCAGCGATTCCTGCGCCGCTACGGTCGCGACTTCCTGTTCGTCGAGCAATGGGGCTGGCTCGCGTGGGACGGCCGGCGCTGGAACCGCGACATGGCGGTGAGCCTCCTCGGCCGCGCCGTGCAGGATACGGTGCGTGCCATCCAGGAGGAGGCGACCTTCATCCGCGAAAGCGGCATCGCCACCGATCCGCCGGCGGACGCCGACGACGCGCAGCTCGCCGCTCACGCTGAGCAGCAGAAGGGCCGGCACGATCACGTCGTGCTCAAGAAGCGCGACGGGACGATCGTTCTCCTGTCCGAGACGATCTCGAAATGGGGTCGCACGTCGGAAGGGGCAGGGCATATCGCCAGCCTGCCGAAGATGGCCGAGGCGCGCATCACTGCGCGACCGGCCGACTTCGACGCCGACCCGCTGCTGGTCAACATGGCGAACGGGACGCTCGCGTTCACCCGCGCGGAGGATGGCCACGCCGCCTCGGTCGAGCTGCTCGAACCGCGGCGCAAGGACCTGATCACCAAGATCGGCACCGCATCGTACGAGCCGGGCGCCAAATGCCCGTCCTACGACGCATTCCTCGCGCGGGTGCAGCCCAAGAGCGAGATGCGCGAGTTCCTCGACGTCTGGGCCGGGTACAACATGCTTGGCGACGCGTCGGCGCAGAAGATGGCGATCTTCTACGGCGAGGGCGCGAACGGGAAGGGCGTCTGGATCAACACCAAGCGCGCGATCCTCGGCGACTATGCCTGGGCGGCATCGATCAACACCTTCATGGAAGCCGACCGGTCGCGGAAGGGCTCGGACGCATCGCCCGACCTCGCCGCGCTCGCCGGCCGACGCATGGTCTACGCCAACGAGGCGGAGGAGGGATCGAAGCTCTCCGACGGCCTGGTCAAGGAACTGACCAGCGACGAGCCGAAGGGCGGCGTGCGCGAATTGATGAAACCGCCGTTCGAGCTGATCATCACCTTCAAGAACACGATCATCGCAAACAACAAGCCGCGGATCGGCACCGATCACGGCATCAGGCGCCGCATGCAGCTCGTGCCCTGGGACGTCATCATCCCGCACGAGGATCAGGACCCGCTGCTGAAGGCGAAGCTGGTGAAGGAAGCGAACGGCATCCTCAACAGGATGGTCGCCGGTGCGCTTCAGTATCTCACCACCGGCCTGCCGCTGCCCGAGACGATCAAGGAGGCGACCGAGGCGTATCTCGACGAGAACGACATCCTCGGCAAGTTCCTCGCGCTATGCATCGAGCGTGTGCAGGGCGAGACGATGGGGTCGAGCGCCCTCCACGAGCTGTTTGCCGCGTGGCAGACGTGGGCGCAGCTGCTCCCCGCCAGCGGCAAGCCGTGGTCCCCCAAGTATCTCGGGCAGCAGCTGGAGCGGAAGAACTTCCACAAGCGCAAGTCCAGCTCAATGGTCTGGAGCGACGTCTGGCCGCTCTACGTCGCTACCGACTTCGTCCGCGAAGGACGCGCCGTCGAGACCGATCTCCCCGCACCCCGACACAAGGACGGCCGTGGACCGCCCCCCGCACCCCCTGAAATGGGTGACGATAACGACGATCTGCCGCCTTGATCCTCCCAACCTCCCTGATCTGGGAGGATAGCACCCGACCGGGAGCCGCGGTTTTCTGCGGGTTTGGGAGGGTGTGGGAGCTTGGGAGGCAAAACGCAGCCCCCCTCGTAGCGCGCAGGCGCAGGCGCACACACGATCATCCTCCTGTTATTTACCTCCCAACCTCCCAAAGGATTTATAAGTGGCTGATTTCTCCCGTTTATACCCTCCCAATCTTCCTCCCATCGTTGGGAGGGACGATGTTGACCCTCCCAAAGGACAGTTCCTGTCATTCACGGCGGTCGAGGATCGTCTCGTCGAGGCGCTGCTCACCTGCTGGCGCTATCCGGACCGGGAGCGGGGCTGGCAGACGCTGCGCTCGGCATGGCCGGAGATCACCCGCGACGTTTGGGCCGGCGACTACGATGCGCGCGGTGGCGACGGCACCAGCGCCGTTCTGCGGCCTGCGGCGCAGACGCGTGCCGAGATCACCGAGATGGAGGAGGCGTTCGGCTGGCTTGACGGCGTCGCCCCCAACGATCGCAAGCTGATCGGGCTGGCGATCGCCCAATTGGCGCAAGGCAAGCGAGAGGTGTCTTGGATCGAGCTGATGCGGAAGATGGGTGTGGAGCGGGGCGCTGACGGGCTGCGGATGCGGTATTCGCGAGCGATCACGCTTATCGCTCAAGCGCACAGCCGCAGAAGTCCTAGCTTAGACGTGTCAATGGCCTAAAGTAGCTGACGCGAACATTTTACCTGTTCGCCTATGCGACGAAATCAGCCTATCTATTGACACGCTGGGTTGGGCCTTCGGACGCAACACGGTGACTTCCCTCTCCTCGACGGGCGGCGCGGCTTCGGTCACGTCGCCCGTCGCCGTTTCAGGTGATCGACTTGGCCAAGCTGACGAGCCTGCGACCGCGGCTCGGGACCTTGCGCCCGCGCCTCGCTGACCTGCCGACTGATCGCCAGTCGTTTGATCGGCATCGCGATCAGCGTGGCTGGCGGAAGTGGTACAAGACAGCGCGCTGGCAACGGCTGCGCATGGCGATCCTGCGGCGCGATCTGTTCACCTGCCAGTGGCGCGGCTGCGGTCGGGTCGAGGCGGACACGTCGCTGCTCGTCGCCGATCATCGCGAGCCGCACCGCGGTGACGAGGCGCTGTTCTGGGACGAGCGCAACCTGTGGTGCCTGTGCAAGCCCTGCCACGACAGCCGGAAGCAACGCGAGGAGCGGAGCGGCGGCTGACGGGTGGGGGGGGGCTAAATCGTCAGAGGGGCCGCCGCCCCTAGACCGCAACGGTCTCACTTGGAGATTTTTTTCGCTCATGGCTGATATTTTGGGGTGCGATCTGTTCGGCGACCCCATCCAGCCGAGCAAAGACGGGCGTGGGCGGCCGGAGCATTCCTGGTCCCTCGCAAACTCGAACAAGGTACTGCTGGCGTTCGCTCGCGGCCTCAGCGTGAAGGAAGCGGCAACCGCGATCGGGGTCTCGGTCCCGACGCTGCGAAAGCATTATTCTTCCGAGGTGGCGAAGCGGACGGATGCCCGCCTGCGGATGGAGATGACGCAGCTGGCGCGCCTCAACAGCGCGGCGACCGAGGGCAACGTCGCGGCCGAGAAGGAATTGTTCAAGCGGCTCGACAAGGCGGAGATCGCCAACATGGCAGCGCGGGTCGCAGACCGAGGCAACACCGGTCGGACGCCGGCCCCGCCCAAGCTGGGGAAAAAGGAAGCGGCTAAGGTCGAGGCAGGCAAGGTGACCGGCAAATTCGCCCCCCGCCCGGCGCCGTCGCGACTGGTCAACTGACGTGACGGAGCGGACCTGGTCGACGGCTTGCCCCGACTGGCGCGAGCGGATCGTCCAGCGCCGTTCGCTGATCGCCATGGACCCGCTGTTCCCCGACGAAGCGGAGGCGGCGCTGGCCGTGTTCAAGTCGCTGCGGATCGTCGACGTGCCCGGGCAGCCGACGTTCGGCGAGGCGTGCGAGCCGTTCGTCTTCGACTTCGTCGCTGCGATCTTCGGAGCCTACGACCACGAAACCGGCCGCCGGCTGATTTGGGAGTTCATGCTTCTGATCAGTAAGAAGAACGCGAAGTCGACGATCGCCGCTGGCATCATGGTCACGGCTCTGGTCCTCAACTGGCGGCACTCGGCCGAGCTGCTCGTGCTCGCGCCGACGAAGGAGGTTGCCGACAACGTCTTCATCCCGGCTGCCGCGATGGTACGCGCTGATCCGGAGCTTCTCGTCATCCTGGAGCCGATCGATCACCAGAAGAAGATCAAGCACCGGGTCAACCAGGCCGAGCTGAAGGTGATCTCGGCCGATACAGGCGTGGTCAGCGGCAAAAAGGCCGCTTTCATCTTGGTCGAAGAGCTTTGGGTGTTCGGCAAGCAACCGACCGCCGATGCCATGCTGATGGAGGCGACAGGCGGGCGGATGTCGCGACCCGAAGGGTTCGTTGTCTACCTCTCGACGCATAGCGACGAGCAGCCGCGTGGCGTGTTCAAGGCCAAGCTCGATCAATTCCGCGGCGTGCGCGATGGCGTCATCGCCGACAAGCGCAAGCTCGGCATGCTGTACGAGTGGCCGGAGAAGATGCTGGAGGACGAGGCGTACCTCGAACCCGCCAACTTCTACGTGACCAACCCCAACATCGGCCGATCGGTCGACGAGGAGTATATCGAGGAGAAGCTCGCCGAGGCTCGCAACGGCGAAGCGGGTACGCTCCAGATATTCCTCGCCAAGCACCTCAACGTCGAGATCGGCACGCGGCTGAGCCGCGACCGGTGGACGGGTGCCGAGTTCTGGGATGCCGCGGCAGAGCCGGGCCTGACGCTCGACGCGATGATCCGCCGCTGCGAGGTGATGGTCGCCGGCATCGACGGCGGTGGCTTGGACGATCTCCTCGGCCTGTGCCTGATCGGCCGCGAGAAAGGATCGAAGCGGTGGCTGGTCTGGGCGCATGCCTGGGCGTGGTCGATCGTTTGGGATCGGCGGAAGGACATCGTCACCAAGCTCGACGAGCTGGTGAAGGAAGGGTCGCTGACCAAGTGCCTGATGCCCGATCATGCCGCGGTCGACCTGACCGCGGATGACGACGAGGATTTGACCGAGGATGTCCGCGGCGTCGTCGAGGTGCTGGTTCGCATCCGCGATGCCGGGCTGTTCCCGGATACGCAGGCGGTGGGGCTTGACCCGGTCGGCGTCGCCTCGATCATCGACGAGCTGGCCGACAAGGGCTTCACGCAGGAGCAGCTCGCGCCGATCGGGCAGGGCTACAAGCTCAGCAGCGCGGTCAAGGGCTCGGCCCGCAAGCTCGCTGCCCGCACGATGCGCCATGAAGGCAAGGCGCTGATGCAGTGGTGTGTCGGCAACGCGAAGATGGAGCCGCGAGGCACCAGCGCCGTCGCGATCGTCAAGACTTCGGCCAGCGCCAAGATCGACCCGCTCGCCGCGATGTTCAACGCGGTGATGCTGATGAGCTACAACCCGGAAGCCGCCGGCGGCTTCGTCTACGAAGAAAGGGGCATGTTGGTAATCTGATGGCGAGCCCCGACGACTATCGCCGCGCCGCAGGTGGCCGGTTTGATTCCGCTTACGGTCCGATGGCCGTGGCACCCGTCGCCGGGCGTCCGGCGCCGACCAACGTAACCGATGGCCGCTTCTTTGGCGATGACGACGTCTGGACGTCGTTGATGGCGGCAATGCCGATGGAGGCAAACACTGCCGAGAGGGCAGCGCGCGTCGCGGCCGTGTTCTTCTGCGTCTCGATCATCGCCGAGGCGGTCGGCAGCCTGGGGCTGGAGTTCAAGGACGCGAACGGCCCGCGAGACGATTTCCCGCTCGCGAACGTGCTCGCCTATGAGCCGAACCACCTCCAGACCGGTGCCGAGTTCTGGGCGGCCATGGCGTTCACCGCCGTCCTGCGGGGCGAGGCGTTCGCCGAGCCGACCGTCGGTGTCGACGGGCTGGAGGTGTGGCCGCTCAATCCGCTGCGGACCATCTCGGAATGGGGTGAGCGGAGCATGCGGGTGCGCTACCTGTCGGAGAACGGGCCGCGCACGCTGCTACCGCAGGAGCTGTTCTGGTTCACCGGCATATCGGACGGCTCGCTTCGTCCGCTGGTGCCGTGGCGGCAAGCCAAAGGCGCGATTGACTTCCAGCTTGCACTGGAGGTCGGCTCGCGCGCCTTCTTCCGTAACGATCGCCGCCCGTCGGGGATCGTGACCACCGACCAGAAGCTGACCGATCCGGCAGCTGCCCGCATCGCCGATGGCGTGCGCAAGTGGCAGCGGGGCGGAACGCCGGTGTTCGAGCAGGGGCTGACCTACAAGGCGGTCGGCAGCAGCAACACCGATGCGCAGCTCGTCGAGCTGTTTCAGCAGCGCACGCTGGAGCTGGCGCGCTACTGGCGCATCCCGCGCTCGATGATCTCGGACGAAGGCGGGAACGCGGGCAACAATGAGCAGGACACCCGATCCTTCGTCAACTGGGCGCTGCGCCCGCTGACGCGGCGGATCGAGCAGGCCATCACCGTGCGCATGCTGCCGCCCGACCTGCGGGTGCAGGGCGTGCGCGCCAAGTTCAACCTCGACAGCATGCTGCGCGGCGATGCGGCGACGCAGTGGAAGAACGCCGTGCTCGCACGCACCGCGTCGGTGATGAGCGTCGACGAGCTGCGCACCGGCTGGTTCGGCCTCGCGCCGCTCGGCGAGGATTGGTCAGCCGATCCGCGTGCGGCGCTCAACAGCAACCGGGCCGCGGATACGGCCACGGGCGGCGAAACCGCCCCGCAAGACAAGGTGCAGTGACGATGGACAGGTTTCTTGCCGCCTCCGCCCTGTGGGCGATGCACCCGGCCTTCCTCGAAAGCATGCTGAAGAGCGGGTCGATCGACGCGATGCTGCCGGACTCGTTGCGGCAGCTGGCATCGGCGATGGGCGGTCAGCAGGCGGCAAAGCCCGCCGACCCGATCCGTGACGGATCGACGCAGATCATCCCGGTGCGGGGCACGCTCGCGCCGCAGGGGCTCTACGGCACGACCTATTACAACGTGCTCGCCGACCAGGTGCGCGAGGCCGCTGCCGACAACAAGATTGGTGCCATCGTGCTCGCGATCCGCTCGCCCGGTGGCTACGTCTGGGGATGCGCCGAGGCCGGCGACGCCATCTTCGAAGCGCGCTCGGCAAAGCCCGTCATCGCGGTCGCCGACCCCTATTGCTTCTCGGCGGCCTACTGGTTGGCCACACAGGCGAGCGCCTTCTACTGCACCACCAGCGGGGAGGTCGGTTCGGTCGGCGTCCGGTCGGGGCATACCGACATGTCGGGCTTCGAAAGCAAGATCGGCATGGTGACGACGCTGATCGCCTCGCACCCCGACAAGATCGCTGCGCATCCCTACGGGGCGCTGAGCGACGAGGACCGCGCCGACATCCAAGCCGGGGTCGACGAGTCGAACGCCGCCTTTGCCGCGGCCATCGCGCGCGGGCGTGGCATGAAGGCCGGCGATGTCGCCGCGGTGCATGGCACCGGCAAGACCTTCTCGTCCCGCCGCGCACTCGCGAACGGCGCGATCGACGGCGTGTCGACGCTGCGCGACGTCGTCGCGCAATACAATTCGAGCCGCGCCCGACTGTCGCTGATGCGACGGCAGGCGGAGGCGATGGCGCAGGCCATCTGACGATCCTCCCCGCGAGGGGATGACGGGCGGACCATTCGGGTCCGCCTGATGCGGGCGCACGCCCATTCACGATGAAGAAGGAAACCACGATGAACCTTGCGGTTCTGAAGGCGGAGGCGCGTGCGACCGCTCAGCGGCGTCAGGAGCGGCTCCAGAAGGCGATCGACGAAAATCGCGATATGACCGCCGAGGAGGAGGCCGAAGAGGCCAAGGACAAGGCGTCGGCCGATCGGCTGCAAAAGCAGATTTCGCGCGCTGAGGAGCTGATGGCGTCCTCGTCGGCGATCGGCCTCACCGGCACCAGCGATCAGCCCGGTCAGCAGCAGGATGGCCAGCGCGAGCAAACCGGCAGCCGTTCGGGAATTACCTTCGTGGCGACGGCCGAGAACGCCGGCTTCCGCAACCTCGCCGAATTCGCCCAGGCGGTCCGCTGCGCCAATCCGGCAGCCGGCCAGAACTTCCGCGTCGACGATCGTCTCGCCGCCCCCGGCAACGTCCACATGGAGCAGGGCGACGCGGCGGGCAGCTATCTCGTCCCCGCCGAGTTCCGGCAGAACATCATCAACCTGGTGTTCGACGACGGCAACGATCCGATCATGGATCTGATCGACCCCGATCCGACCGCGTCCAACCGCGTCGTCGGCCTCGGCGACGAGACCACGCCGTGGGGCAACAGCGGTATCGTCGCCGCGTGGCGTTCGGAAGGCGAGCAGATGCTCCCGAGCCGCATGGCGCTCACCCCGCGCGAAACCAAGCTCAACGAGCTGTACGCCTTCGTGCTCGCCACCGAGGAGCTGCTGGAGGACGCACCGCGCGTCGCCACGCTGCTCACCAGCCATGCCGCTTCGGCTATCCGCTGGAAGGCGGCCGACGCCTTCATGTACGGCGACGGCATCGAGAAGCCGCTCGGCTGGATGAACTCGCCGGCGACGATCGCCGTGGCGAAGGACGCCGGTCAGGCGGCGATGTCGATCAGCGCATCGAACATCGCGCGCATGTGGGCGCGGATGATCATGCCCAGTCAGGCGAGCTGGCTGGTCAACAGCGACGTCATGCCGTCGCTGATGGGCCTCAAGAACGATGCCAATCAGCCGGTGTGGTTCCCGAACTATCAGGAAGCGCCCGGCGGCACGCTGCTCGGCCGCCCCGTCGTGTTCAACGAGCATTCGCGCTCGGTCGGCCAGTATGGCGACATTCAGTTCGTCAATCCGAACGGCTACGAGGCGTTCCGCAAGCAGAACGGGGTCAGCTTCGCCGACTCGATCCACCTCTACTTCGATTACAACATCCGCGCCTTCCGGTGGGTGTTCCGCATTGGCGGTCAGCCGGTGCTCTCAAAGCCGGTGCAGCCCGCGAATGGCGGCAGCAGCAAGTCGCACTTCGTCGCGCTCGCCGAGCGCGCCTGATCCTTCACGAACCGGACCCGCGCCTGATCGCGCGGGACCGGGCGGGCTGACCGTCCGGTAGCACAGGAGACTTCAACATGCAGGGCAACCTGGACCCCTCCTCGCGTACCGCCATCGCCGGCGTCATTCCGGCGCAGCAGGCGAACGTGGGGACCGTCACCTCCGACTGGGTGGACATGCGCAGCTTCTTCGCGCTGCTCGCCGCCTTGAACGTCGGCGTGATCGGTGCGGCCGGCACGATCGACGTCAAGATCGAGCAGGCCACGAGCAATGCCGGCGCCGGCGCGAAGCCGGTCGGCAACCTCGCCACGGCGCAGATCGTGAAGGCGGGCGGCGACAACCGTCAGGCCGCGATCAACGTCCGGCAGGAGGACCTCGACAAGAACAACGGCTTCCGGTTCGTCCGGCTGTCCGTGACGGTCGGCGGTGCCGCCTCGTTCCTGTCCGCCATGCTGGTCGGCTTCGACGCGCGCTACGGCGCGGGTGCCGCCAACCAGATCAACACCGTCGCCCAGACGGTCAGCTGAGGAGGCTGGAAATGATCGAGTTCCTTCAGGACTATACCACCAAGTCGCTGCCGCCCGAGGTATTCAAGGACGGTCAGCAGGTCGAGCGCTCGGCGGAGAGCGAGCTGTACTTCGTCCGCCTGGGCGTCGCCGGCTACCTCGTCGACGGCAAGCTGCTCGGCGAGGACTATCAGCCGATCGAGCGCCAGACGGTGGCCGTCATCGTCACCACCGATCGCCGCTTCGGCGGTGGACGTGCGGGCGAGGTGATCGGCGTCGATGCGCCGCAGCGGGCGAGCACCGGCCCCGGCAACGACGTGGTCTTTTCGGGCCAGCCGGACAGCACGTCGCTCGATCCGGTCGAGGTCGCGCAGCTGCGTACCGATCTCGCCGCATCGATCGAGCAGCTCGACGATCATCGGACCTCGACCACGGCGCAGATCGAGGAGCTGACCGGCAACCTCACCGCGGCGCAGGGCGCGCGCGAGGCGGCCCTCGCTGATCTCGCCACCGCTCAGGCCGATCGCGACGCTGCGGTACGTGATCGTGACGAAGCGGTCGCGGCGCGGACCTCGGCTGAGGCGCGCGCCGAGAAGGCGGTCAATGACTATGACGAGCTGCGTCATTCGGCCGATGCGGGCACTGCTCGCATCGGCGAACTCGAAAAGCAGCTCGCCGCGGCCACCAAGCCGAAGACCACGGCCAAGTAAGCGAAGGGCGGGGCGGCATGGCCATGACATTGAAAGCTGTCGCCCCGCTCGACGCGGAAGCTGCGCTGCCGATGAAGCTGCTGATGCAGCATCTGAAGGACCCGGAAGGCGAAGACCTGATCGTCGCCTCGGCGCGCACGGGGGCGCTCGACTGGCTCGAAAAGCGCGTCGGCATCTCGCTGACGCGGCGCAGCTGGCGAGCGACCTACACCGATCTGACGCCGCACGAGCGTGCGATCGGTCTGCCAATGGGGCCGGCGTCGATCGATGCCATTACTTACAGCCGGTTGGGCGTGGCACCGCAGGTGTGGCCCGCGGCGAGCTATTTCTTCGACGGTATCGATCTGCGCACGACGTCGGGCATATCGATGTTCGCGGCCTTCGGCGACCTGACGGTAACGATCGACTATCAGGCCGGCTATCTCGACCTCGGTGCCGAGGAGCCGGCGTTACAGACCGCCGCGCTGCTGCTCGCCGGCCACTTCTACCGCAACCGCGAGGAGAACACCGCCGCAGCGCTCGCGAGCATGCCGTTCGGCGTCGAGATGCTGATCGGCGACATCCGCACCCCGGTGATGGCCTGATGGCCGGGCTTGCCGCCGGCTCGCTCGATCGACGCATCCGGATCGAACGGCCTGTCGCCGATACAGCGCTGGAAGGGGCCGGCTCCGGCACGTGGGAGCTGGTCGCGGAAGTCTGGGCGAGCGTCCAGGATGCGCTGCCGAGCCGCGGCGAACGCCTTGCAGAAGGGATTAACGTCTCGGCGCGGCCGGCGCGCGTGCGCATGCGCTTCCGCAAGGACGTGACCGCCGCGATGCGCTTTGTGATGGGCGAGCGCGTCATGCAGATCATCGCCGGCCCGGCCGAGATCGGCTGGAAGGACGGGCTCGAGTTCATGGTCGAGGATTACTCGTCGGCCGGCAACGCCGCCTGATGTCCGGCGTGCGAGGCCGCGCCGAGGTGTCGCGCTACCTTCGCGATCTGCCAGCCGACCTCGCCAAGGTGCTGCGCGGCTCGGCGCGCGCCGGGGGCGCGGTGATCGCCGAGGAGGCCAAGCTACGGTGCCGCTCCGACTTCGTCAGCGAGAACATCGTCGCGAACAGCCGGATCGAGGCAGACCATGCCCGCGTCACCGTCACGGTGAAGCCTGGCTATGCCCGCTCGATAGCGATCTGGATGGAATACGGCACCTCGCCGCATTTCATCACCGTCGATGATCAGGTGCGGCAGGGCCGGACCGCTCGGCGGATCAACCGCAATGGCGATGCAGCCTTCAAGGCAACGCTCGTCATCAACGGCAAGCCGGTCGGCTCGACCGTCTACCACCCCGGCGCGCAGCCGTTCCCGTTCCTGCGGCCGGCGCGCGACGCGAAGGCGAGCGAGGCTGTCGCTGCGGCGCAGACCTATCTCAATTCGCGGATCAGCGGCGGTAGCGTCCGCCCTGAGCCCGACACCGACGAGGATCAAGAATGAGCGGCGTTTCGATCGTCGGCGAGCTGATGCGCGCTGCGGCCACCCTCACCGCGCGCGTGCCGGTCGAGAACATCAGGGCGGGGCGGCTACCCGATGGCGTGACGCTGCCGGCGATCCTGCTGCGGACGGTCAGCTCGACCGAGCGGCAGGCGCTGACCCGCGGCGATACCGTGCCGACCACCGATCGCGTTTCGGCGACGGTCCGTGCCGCCAGCTACCGCGAGCAGCGCGACATCATGAAGCTGATGCTCGCCGCGTGCGCCGGCAAGATCGGCACCATCGCTGGCTTCGACAGCGTCGCCGTCCTGTCGGCCGGCGCCGGCCCCGACGTGGCCGGCCCAGCCGACAGCTACGAGCAAACGCAGGATTTCCGCGTGTCCTTCGACGCGCCTTTCTGAGGAGACGACCCTATGGCCGCAAAGACCACCGCCGCCACGAAGAACAATCTCGCCACCCGGTTCTTCAAGGACGCTGGCACCGGCAAAAGCTTCAAGGCCGGCGAGCCGGTTGACGTCGATGACGGCACGCTCGCCAACTACGAGGCGGCCGGGCTGGTCGGTAGCGCCAGCGACGCGCAGCAGCCGACCGGCGATGCGCCTGGCGCCGACGCGTAACCCGCTTTCCTGCCCGCGACAGGACTGACCCGCCGGCCCCGCCGGCTCGCTGACCCAAGGAACAGACTATGACTTCGATGACCGCGGCGGGGTCCAAGCTCGCCATCTCCGCCGGCAGCCCGGCGACGCAGGACGTCGCCGGCGCGTCGGCGCTCGCCTACACCTCGATCGGGCAGGTCGAGCAGCTCGGCGCGTTCGGCGCGACCACGGAAGTGGTGAACTTCCAGCCGCTCGACGGCCCGTTGCAGAAGTACAAGGGGCCGAACAACTCCGGCGCAATCCAGCCGCAGCTCGCGCACGACGACGACGACGCCGGCCAGACGCTGCTGCGCACCGCGGCTGACGACAAGACCAGCAAGCTCTACTGGTTCCGCATCACCTTCCCGAACGGCGCCCGCCGCTTCTTTGGCGGCCGCGTGTTCGGCTACCCCGAGAACATCGGCGCGGCCAACTCGATGCTGATGGCCAACCCGTCGATCGAGATCAGCACCGACGTGCTGAAGGCGCCCGCCGCCTAACCTTCACCAGTTCCGGCGCCCGCGACGCCGTCCATAACGTACCGGCTCGCCCCGCTATCGCGGGTGCGGGGCGGGTCGGTGCGACCATCCCCCGCGAGGATATACCCATGAAGATCAAGACGCTCGCCGTCGCCACCACCGCCTTCCTGCACTTGAAGGGGCCGGACGGCTCTTTCCTGTACGAGGATGACAAGGCTGCCGTCGGCATCGACCTCTACAGCCCCGGCTCGGCCGAATATGCGCGGATCGAGGAGCGCCAGTCCGCGCGCACGATCAAGCGCATGCAGGACAACGACAACAAGGTCGCGCACGTCCCCGTCGAGCAGCGCCGCACCGAGTCGAGCGAAGACCTCGCCGATCTGACGGCGGGCTTCCGCAACATCGAGCATGATGGTGCCGATGGCCAGCCGCTGACCGGCCGCGCGCTCTACGTCGCCGTCTATTCTGATCCGGCGCTCGGCTGGATCAAGGAACAGGTGGTCAAGTTCCTGGGCGACTGGGGAAAGTTCACGGGCGGCTCGGCGACCAGCTGAGCCTCTACGTCCGGCACATGGCATGGCTCAACGCCGTGCCGAAGCCGGACCCGAATAGCGCGCGGGGCAAGAGCGAGGCAGCTCAGACCAAGCTCACGCGACTGGAAGACATGAAGCGGCACAAGATCACGCCGCAGATGCCGCCGAACCCCGCGCCGCACATCGTCGATCGTCTGATCGAGATGGGTATCACCGAGGCCGCCGGAATGGGTGCCGCGCCGCTCAGCTGGCGCGAGATCGTCGCATGGCAAGAGGGGACGTGCGTTCGCCTCGCGCCATGGGAAGCGCGCCTGATCCGCACGCTGTCAAAGGCGTACCTCACCGAAAGCCGCCTCGCCGAAAGCGAGAATCATCCGGCGCCGTGGCACTCAGGCCCGGATCGCCGCGCTGTCGAAACCGAGCAGGCCCGCCTGGAGGCGGTCCTTGGCTGATTGAGAAAGGGAGGGTGTGAGCATGGATACGGGCTCTCCCGATCTCGGCGTCGATTTCGTCATCAACTTCGGCGACAGCTTCGGCGGGCTGAAGTCGCTCGACGATCTGATCGGCACCACCAGCGCCAATGCCGTGCGCGACTTCCAGCGTATCCAGGCATCGGTCGCCAGTGGGCTCGATCTCAGCGCCGCGTCGGCCGAGTTCAAGGCGCTCGGCGCGACCGCTACCCGCGAGCTGCGTTCCGCCTCACTGGAAGCGGCCAAGGCCGAGCGTGCTGGCGAATCGCTGGTCCGCCAGCTGGAGCGGCAGAACGCGACCTATGGCAAGAGCCGTACCGAGGTGCGCGCGATGCGCGTCGAGGAGGCGGCGCTGGCCGCCGAGCGCACGCGCAACACCGATCTAGCCGTGCGTCTGCGGTCCGAGCTTTCGTTGCTCGTCGCTGCCGAGGCGAAAACCGCACAGGCGGCGGAAGCCGAGGCGCAGGCGATGCGCGAGGCGGCGCACGCGCATGACCTGTTCGAAGCGGCGGCTCGCCGCGGCGTGCTGGCGATGAAGGAAGAAGAGGCCGCCCTGAAGGCCAACGCCATCGCGAGGCAGGCGCAGGAGCTACGCGAGGCGGCGCAGGCGCACGACATGTTCGAAGCGCGGGCGCGTGCCGGCGTCAAGGCGCTGAAAGAGGAGGAGGCCGCCGCCAAGGCCGCGTCGCTCGCCGCCTATGAGCAGGAGCTGCGCTCGGCCGCCTTCGCACACGATCAGTTCGAGGCGGCGGCTCGCCGCGGTCTTGTCGCGATGCGGGAAGCCGATGCGGCGGCCGAGCGGGATGCCGCCACGCTCGCGCGGCTGCGGGCCATGCTCGATCCGGCTGCCGCGGCGCAGGAGCGCCTCAACCGCGAGATCGTTGAGGCTCGGCGCGTCATGACCGCGGCGGGCCTGTCGGCCGAGGATATGGCGCGGGCGGAAAGCATGCTCGCCGACCGCGCTAATGTCAGCGCCAAGCAGCATGACGTCATGGCAGGATCGGCCCGCCGGAGCGGCTTTGCGTTGCAGACGATCGCGCTCCAGCTCCCCGACATCACGCAGGGCCTGCTCACCGGGCAGAAGCCGATGACGGTGTTCATCCAGCAAGGTTTCCAGATCGTCCAGGTCGCGCAGATGGCCGAAGGCGGCCTGCGCGGGTTCGGCAAGGAAGTGGCCGGCCTCGCCCTCCGCTTCGCACCGCTGCTCGTCGGTCTCGCCGCGGCGGGTGCCGGCTTCGCGCTGTTCACCCGTTGGGTGAACCAAGGCGTCACGAGCGACCAGCTGACGCGCAACCTCGGTGACATCACGGGCGGGGCCGACGCGACCAAGCAAGAGCTGTTCAAGCTGAAGGATGCGACCATCGAATGGGGCGACGTGTCGTCGGCACTGTTCTCCGAGGTCGGCAAGGACATCGCCAAGGTGTTCGTCGGCGACATGAAGGCGATGGGCAAGGACGTGAAGAGCGTCCTCGATGACATCACGTCGTATGGCCGCAAGGCGCTCGCCGGCATGTACGCAGGCGTCGCCGGCATGAAGGCGTACCTCGGCGAGATCAGCAGCCGCAAGGGGCTGGTGAACCTCTTCATGGGCGATCCGACGTTGATCGACCGTACCTTCGGCAAGGCATACCGGGCCGCGGACGATTATCTCGGCAAGCTCGGCGCGCGCGTGAAGAAGACGTCGATCGAGAATGCCCGCGAGCGGAACGCCAAGACGATCGGGTTCAACAACGTGCCCCGGCCGAAGACCGACCACCATGCCGAGCAGCTCGCCCGTGAGGCGCAGGCCGTCGAGGCGCAAATTCGCAACCTTTACGAGCTGGCCAAGGCTTATGATCTTTCGGGCGCGGCTGCGCTGATCGCCGAGGCGCGGGTGAAGGCGGAGAGCGCCGCGATCAAGAAGCGCGGCGACATCGAGGCGATGGTCGACCGCGAAATCCGCCTCTCGATCGCGCAGCGGGTGTCCGATGCGTCGAAGTCGGCCGCGGCGACGCGCGAGGAAGCGCGCATCCAGACCGAGGTGAACGCCATGATCGCGGCCGGCCTGGTGCCGGCTGAGCGCGCCAATGAGCTGGTCCGCGACCGCATCGCCGATCTACCGCTGCTCGCCGCGATCGAGGCGGCGCAGCAGCGCGGCCTGACGGTCGAGGTGGAGAAGGCGACCGCGGCGCTCAACGCGCAGCAGAGCGCCCGCCGCGATGCCAAGGCGGCCGAGATCGGCGCGTTCTACGCCGGCGCCGATCAGCAGGCCGATCGCCAGCTCGCCATGCAGCGCGAGGAGCTGCGGCTGGTCGGCGCGACCGACGAGGCCCGTGCCGAGGCCATCGCACGTCTTCAGGCGCAGCAGACCCTTCAAGCCAAGGGCTATGAGCTGGGCACGACCTACGCCAACGACTACGTCGACAAGCAAGGCCAGATCGCCAAGGGCGCCGAGATCAACCGGCAGGCGCAGGACAGCTACAACGCCTCGCTGTCGGCGACGTCGGAGCTGTTCGACACCATCGATCAGACGGCGCAGCGCGCCGCGCAGGGCATGGCGGATGCGTTCGGCACCGCCGGCCGCGCGATCGGCGACACGCTGACGATCATGACCGGCTACTACGCCGATCAGGCGCGCTTGCAGGAGGCCCACAAGGCTGCGCTGCACGCTGCCGGCAAGGATCAGGCGCGTATCGATCGCGAGAACCGCCTCTACTCGCTGCGCTCCTCGTCGATGCAGATCGGCGCATTCGGCGACATGGCGGCGGCAGCGAAGGGCTTCTTCAAGGAAGGCTCGGCGGGCTATCAGGCGCTCGGCACTGCCGAGAAGGCGTTCCGCACCGTCCAGCTCGTCATGTCGGTCCGCGCCATCGCGCAGGATGCGATCGAAACCAGCTCCAAGATCGCGAACAGCGTGGCGCGCACGGCCGCCGGCGCGACCGAGGCGGTGGTCAACGCGATCAAGAGCCTGCCGTTTCCCCTTAACCTCGCCGCAGGCGCCGCGACCGTCGCCGCCTTGGCGTCGATCGGCGTCTCGATTGCCGGTGCCTTCGGCGGCAGCGGCCATACGCTTCCCAAGGCGAACGACGGCAGCGGCACGGTGCTCGGCGATGCCTCGGCACAATCGGAAAGCCTCAAGCGGTCGATGGACGCGCTGAAGGAAGTGGACACGTTGACCAACACCTATGCCCGCCAGATGGCCGCCTCGCTTAAGTCGATCGACAGCCAGATCGGCAGCGTCGCAACGCTGGTGGTGCGTGCGGGCGACGTCAACGCATCGGCCGGCGTCAAGGAAGGCTTCGCCTCGGACACCACCGGCAAGCTCCTGTCCGGCATCGTCACAGGCGGTGGCCTGTTCAGCAAAATCCCGGTTGTCGGCAGCATCATCGGTGCGGTCGGCGGTCTCGTCAGCTCGCTGTTCGGCTCCAAGACGACGGTGGTCGGCAGCGGCCTCTACGGCAAGGACCAGTCGCTCGGCAGCGTGCTGTCCGGCGGCTTCGATGCCTCCTACTATTCCGACATCGAGAAGCAGAAGAAGTTCCTTGGGATCAAGACCGGGACCTCCTACTCGACCAAGTACAGCGGCGCGGATGCGGGGCTCGAAAACCAGTTCACGCTGATCCTGCGCCAGTTCAACGATGCCATCGCCGCGTCGGCCGCGCCGCTCGGCGTCGCCACCAGCGAGGTGCAGGCGCGGCTCAACAGCTTCGTCGTCAGCATCGGCAAGATCGACCTGAAGGGCCTGACCGGCGAGCAAATTCAGGAGAAGCTCTCGGCCGTGTTCGGTGCGGCTGCCGATCGCATGGCGAGCACCGCCATCCCCGGCATCGAGCGGCTCCAGAAGGTCGGCGAGGGTGCGTTCGAAACCCTCATCCGCGTCGCTTCGACGATCGAGGCGGTCGGCAATTCGCTCGACCAGCTGGGCGGCGCCGCGCGCGGGCTCGGCATCGATGCCAAGCTCGGCCTCGCCGACCAGTTCGACAGCGTCAGCGATCTGACCAGCGCCGCCAGCTCCTACTTCGAAGCCTTCTACACCAAGGAAGAGCAGGCCGCCGCCAAGACCGCCGAGTTCGCCCGCGTGTTCGACAGCCTCGGCGTTGCCATGCCCTCGTCGCTGGCAGCCTTCCGCGCGCTGGTCGACGCGCAGAACCTCAACACCGCCGCGGGTCAGGCGACCTATGCGACGCTGCTTAAGCTCGCGCCGGCCTTCGCCGATCTGCAATCGGCGATGGAGGGAGCGAAGAGCGCAGCCGACATCGCGGCCGAGCGCGCCGACCTGGAGCGCCAGCTGCTCGAACTCAACGGCGATACCGCGGCGATCCGCGCGCTCGACCTCGCCAAGCTCGATGCGAGCAATCGAGCATTGCAGCAGCAGGTGTGGGCGCTTCAGGACGCGCAGGAGGCCGCCAAGGCGGCCGAGGCGCTGCGGGATGCGTGGACGTCGGTCGGCGACAGCATCATGGATGAGGTAAAGCGCATCCGCGGCCTCACCGACACCGCCAACGGCGGCAGCTTCGTGACGCTGATGAGTCAGTTCAACGCCGCGACCGCGTCGGCACGTGCCGGCGATCAGGATGCGGCAAAGAGCCTGCCCGCGCTCAGTCAGGCGCTGCTCACCGCGGCGGCCGATCAGGCGACCAGTCGGCAGGAGCTGGCGCGCATCCAGGCGCAGACGGCGGCAAGCCTCGAAGCGACCTATGGCGTGGTTGGTGCGCTGGCAAAGGCTTCAGGCTCGTCGGGCAACGGGGCATCCGTCACCGACGTCATCGCCGCGGCGGGCGCAGCGCAGGCGGCGTCGGCGCCGGTGGCTGCCAACGACGATGCCGCAACCGATGCGGCTTCGCTGGCGGCCGAGCTGGCCGCACTGCGCAGCGACATGAACGATGGGCTGGCGTCGATCGCGAGCAACACCGGGCGCACGGCGCGCCGTCTCGACGACGTCACCGCCGCGAGCAGCGGGCAGGCCATCGCCGTGGCGGCCGGCAAGTGAAGGCGGTCCTCGACAGCGGTCAGGTGATCGACCTCGGCGCGACCAAGGCGACGCCGACGATCGGCATCACCGACTACAGCCGGCGGGTGACGGACGATTTCGGCGTCACCACCGTCGTCGAGCGCGGCTTCTCGCGCACCATGTCGGTGCAGGTCGCCGTGCCGTTCGACCGGGTTGACGAGTTGCAGCGCACGCTCGCCGGCCTGCGCGCGACGCCGGCGCAGTGGGTGGCGGACGATCGCTTCGCCAGCCTAAGCATCCGGGGCTTCTACAAGGAGTTCTCGATCGACGTCGCGACGTCGTCGCTCAGCTTCTGCACCCTCAGCGTCGAAGGGCTGGCGGGGACGGACGTCGTTGCTGATGCCGGCGGTGACCCGGCACCCGAGGCGCTGCGGTCGACGTTGCAGCTGTTGCGGCCGATCGCCGTCACCGGTGCGCAGCTCGTCGCGAGCAACGTTGCCGAGGCGGACGCGCCGGAATGGGCGGCGAACAAGGCCTATCCGTCCGGCGTCCGCGTGATCAAGGCGGCGACGCATCGGATCTATGAAAGCCTCGCCGCGGTGCCTGCCGGTGATGATCCTGCCGCCGCGTCGGGCAAGTGGCTCGACGTCGGCCCGACGAATCGCTGGGCGATGTTCGACCAGGCGCTCGGCTCCGTCACGACGGCGAACGGCTCAATCGCGGTGGCGGTCGACGTCGGCGCGATCGACGCGGTCGCCGTGCTCGACGTCGTCGGCGCGACGGTGCGGGTACAGGCGACAGACTACGATCGCACCGTGCCGATCGCCGGCGGCTCGATCAGCCTGCTCGATCTGCCGAACAAGGCCGGGCGGGTCACCGTCACGATCGCCGGCAACGGCACCGTCTCGGCCGGCACGCTGCTGGTCGGCCATCGGGTGGCGCTTGGGCTGACCGAGGCGGCGCCGACCGCCGGCATCACCGACTTTAGCCGCAAGGTGGTTGACGACTTCGGCGAGGTGACCGTGGTCGAGCGCGCTTGGGCGAAGCGGATGACGGCGAACTCGCTGATCCGCACCGACGCCGTCGACGCCGTCGCGAGCCGGATCGCCGCGGTTCGCGCACAGCCGGTGCTCTGGATCGGCCGCGTTGGCACTGACAGCCTGACGATCTACGGCTTCTTCAAGGACTTCTCGATCGAGATCGGCAAGGCGGTCAGCAAGCTGTCGCTGTCGATTGAGGGGCTGAGCACGGCGGGCAAGATTGAGCCGCTCGGCACGCTGGTCGAATGGCCGGACATCGCCGACCCGACCGGCACCAAGCCGGCGAACAACGCCGACAAGACCAGCGAAAATACGTCCAAGGACACTGCGGCTGTGGGAGGCCGTCCCTCGGGCACCGTGATCGAGACGATCGACAAGGCGCGCACCGACATCGATGGCCTGATCGAGGCGGTTAGCGAGGGGCAGACGGACCTGTCAGAGCAGGTCAATGCGGCGAACGCTGCGCGCGATGCTTCTCAAACTGCCCGCGATCAGTCGCAGGCGGCGCGGGATGCGGCGAGCGCCGCTTCGACGCTGTCAGGCGCAGCGCGCGACGCGGCTAAGACGGCGCAGACGAACGCGGAAGCTGCGGCGTCGACAGCGGCACAGCGTGCGACCGACGCGAGTGGCTATGCGCAGACCGCGACCGGGCAGGCGACGATCGCAACGCAGCAGGCGGACGCGGCGGGCCAGTCGGCGAGCAGCGCCAGCGCCAGCGCCACCACCGCGTCGACGAAGGCCGGCGAGGCGAGCACGTCGGCGCAGAGCGCCGTTACCGCGAAGAACGATGCCGCCGGGTCGGCGACATCGGCCGGCACGAGCGCCGGCGTCGCCACGCAGGCGAAGACGGACGCGCAGGCCGCTGCAACTGCTGCGTCGACGAGCGCGTCGACCGCGAGCAGCAAGGCGGATGCGGCGGGCCAGTCAGCCACTTCGGCCGCCGGCAGCGCCACAACGGCAGCCACGAGGGCGGGGGAAGCCTCGACCAGCGCGGGGCAGGCGAGCACCAGTGCGAGCACGGCCGCCGGGTCTGCGACCAGCGCTGCGACCAATCAGGCCCTCACCGCTACGGCGCGCGACGCTGCACAGGCGGCGGCTCAAAAGACGTTCCCTTCGACGTTCGAAGACGACAAGCTGTATTGGGATCATCAGTTGACGCGGACGTACTCGGCAGAAGCCGGTGCTTACGTTATCTCCAACACGGCTGGCTCGTACGGCGGTCTTCAACGTCGCGGGACCATCCCTAATGTAGCAGGTAAGAAGTGGCGGCTGAGGGTTAGAGCTAAAGCTGACCGAGCCTCCTACAGCATGCTTGTGCGGGTGCTTGGTTTTCCGAACCAAGACCAAAGCGGCGCGCAGGCAGGTAATTACTATAGCGACGCCACCATCACTCTTACTACGGCCTATGCGTGGTATGAGGTCATAATAGATGCGCCTGCGGATGGCACGGCTAGGTGGATCGCGCCGGTGTGCTACCCCGGCTACCCCGCCAACACGGGTGTGGTAAGTGTCGCGGCTTTCGAAATGACCGATGCCACGTCGGATCAGGCCGCCGCGGCCTCGGCTAATGCGTCGAACACCAGTGCGTCCAGCGCGGCTGCGTCGAAGACCGGAGCCGACACTGCCGCGTCGGCTGCCAATCAGTCGAAGCTCGACGCTCAGACTGCTCTTGGCGGAGCTAACGCGGCTCGTGATACAGCGGTCACCAGCGCTTCAAATGCCAAGGGGTCGGAGAATGCCGCAGCTTCTTCGGCTACGCTGAGTGCCCAAACTGCGACCCAAGCAGGCGTGCTCGCCTCGGGTAATCTCGTCCGTAAGCCGTCGTTTGAAGACGGTAGAAAAGACGGGTGGGAATATTGGGGCGATGGCAATGCTACGTATGGCAAAGACGGCAGCTTGTACTTCGCCCGCACCTATGGCCTAGACACCTGCGTTTACTATCCGTCTTCGGGTAACGGTATCAAGAAGCAGTGGGGCGGACGCACTGTCCGTATTCGCGCGCTTATCAGCACGGCGGAAACCGACGGCAGCTTCGGCGCGGGTCTATTCATTGAAGCGGATACGGGCAATCGCGGCTACCCAATCCAGTATCTAGGCGCACGTAAAAGCTGGACGTGGATCGACTACAACTACACAATCCCGGATGGGATTATTGCTATTAACCCGTGGTTCCAGCTCACTACACCGGGCAACGGCAGCGCCGGTCTGATCTCATACTTTGAGGTCACAGACATCACGGAGAGTTCCAAAGCCGCAGGGTCCGCTAGTGCTGCCGTTACCAGTGCGTCTGCGGCTAAAACCTCGCAGGACGGGGCAGGCGCAAGCGCGGTAGCTGCAAACCAAAGCCGTATTGACGCCCAAGCGGCCAACGGCGCTGCGCAGGGCTCGGCTAGTGCTGCCGCCAGCTCTGCGGCAAGCGCCACCGCGTCTGCATCCAGTGCTCAGACCTCGGCGACCTTGGCGTCGTCGTTTGGTGCTAGCTCGCTCAACCGTAATCCGTTTTTCGCTGACCCAGCGTGGACCCGCACGGATGGTGACAACAACGTCCCGTCCGGCAACTACGCCCCTTGGGCGAGCGACGGCGCAGGTTATATCGGCCCGTTCGGGGGCACCGGCAGGTTCCCCGCGGCCAACCCGTACACTGGAAAGCGGCAGCTCCAGATTGACCGACAGGGTACGAACGCTGGTGTTCGTTACCCCTTGGGCGCGATGCCGAAAGGCAACTACATCATCGAAGTCGACGTGTCGGGCGAAGATGGCATTTGGGATACGTCCGGCGTCCACATCAATTTCAACAATGGGTACGCCTACAACTTCCACTTCGCTTCAATTGCCGACACCGCGGGAGCTACCGGAGGCGGCGCGAATAATCGCCGTCAATGGAGTTTCTTGGTTTGGAACGGAGCGGATACCAACGATACCCAGATGTATGCAATGGCGGGTTGGTCCGGTTTCACCGGTCAAGCCTATCCCGGTTTTCTGCGCACGATCTGGGCGAAGTGGTCGATCCGCCCCGCCACAAGCACAGAGGTCAATCTTCCGACCACCGCTGCACGCATCGAGTCGATCAACCAAACGCTGTCTAACCAGTACGGCGCCTTGGCGCAGCGGATCAGCAATACCGAAGCAACGGCGGGAAATTTGTCGGCGAGGACCGGCGTCACCGAGTCCGCCGTCGCCGATCTGCGAACCAAGTCTGCCGCGGCGCGGCTAGAGTTTTCCGCAACCTCCCCCGGCGGCCGGGCGGCAGTCACTATCCGATCGGACAGCAATAACGGCGCCGGCATCGATCTGGTGGGGGACGTCGCCTTTACCGGCAACCAGGGCGGAGCGGTGACGGTGGTCAACGGATTGGGGGTCAAAACCTACGACGCCAATGGCAATCTCGTCTTCCAGTGCGGTATCTACTGATGGGCCTTGGCGTCCAACAGCGACTGGCGAACGGCACGATCTACCTCGACACTAGCGTCATGGACTTCATGGGGCTGATCGGGCGGATCAGTGTGCCCAGCAACTCGGCGGGATCATTCACTGACAACACGATCATCGGGCGTCCGATCATTTGGTTCTGGTACGGCGCTGCTGGTGCCAGGCGAAGCCAAGTAACGACCTCGGGCAACACGATCTCGTGGGACGGCAGTGGTGGTGGTGGCACGCTGATCTACGGCGTCGCTGGCGGTGGTACGGATGGCCCGATCGCGGGCAATCAGCGCCGTGGCTTCCAGATCATGAAGAATGGCAAGCGCGCGATCGATGAGAGCCTGTTCGGCTGGCACATGATCGCCAAAGGGACCGCGAGTGGTGCATCCGGCGAAGCCCCGTTCTTCGTACCGCATGATCCCGGCAAGCCGCCCCTGATCGCCATCGCAGGCACTGTCGTAATCGGCATCCTGAGTATCACGGCGGTGTCGGGTGGCAGCAACATCAAGCTCGTCGGCGGTGGTGGCGGCGTTGTGAATTGGTACGCCTTCGCGGAGTGCCGCACGGCGTCTAACTTCTCTCGCATCGCTGGCTGCCGCTGGTGGATCAACGGGCAGCTAGCGGGCGACACCTCGATCCCCTCGCTCCAGATCGTCACGGCCAACATCGTCTATTCGGGCGGTGGCTTCTCGAACGGGAATAATGGTGGCGATCAAGTAATGGAGATCGCCACGATCCCGTCTGGCCGGAAGTACGCTGCTATTATCAGCGACCCCGGCTTTCACTTCGACAGTAGCGGCAACGGCCAGGGTAACGGCCAGACGACGACGAAGATGGTCGCCGTCTACACCCAGGACAACAAGATGTACGCCAAGGGGACGGTCTACTCGACCACACCTGGCGGTGGTGCTTCTCCGACCATCAACGCACCCGGCCGCGTGCACGTCATCGACGTGACGGGCTTCGACCAGTTCTGAGTCACCCGCGCCGCGGATCGGCGCTCCTCCATCACCAGCAAAGGAACAAGACGATGGCTTTCACCGAAGCTGATCAGAAGAAGCTCGACGATCTCACCTACCGCAAGGCGTCGTCGGAATGGGCGACGCGCGAGGATGCTCGCAAGGCGAAGCTCGCCGCGGTCGGCGCGCTCGGGGATGTCTTTACGAAGGCGACCGTTCAGCCGTTCGTCGACGCGGCGAACGCTGCCCGCCCGCTGCTCGCCGCCAGCGACCCGACGATTGCAGACATGCTCGGCAACATCGTCACCGTCATGGGCTTCAGCGGCCTTCAGGTCGCGCAGTTTGTCGAGCAGCTCAGCGTCGCCGAGCCGGAGCCGACTGCGCCGGCTGACGCGCCTGCCACGTCCAGCGATTAACGGAGGCATCATGGCCAACAGCAGCTTCGCGGCACAGGCGGTCGCGAAAGGGCCGATGACGGCCGCCCCGCCGAGCTTCGATGGCCATGGCTGGCTCGTCGTGCTCAACCTCGCAGCGGCGACCTTCGCCTGCGTCGTCGCGATCATGTTCGCCGTCGACGCGGTGCGGGGGATCGTCCGCAACTGGGGGCGGGATCGGCCGAGCCATCCGGTCAGCATCTGGCGCTACGCCGGTCTATGCTTCGCGCTTGGCATCGGCATGACACGCGGGGGCACGGCGCTCGTGTTGTGGAACTGGAACCCGCGCGATCCGGCAGGGACCGGCTGGTGTCTGACGTTCCAGCGCTTCCTCGACATTCCGGCCATGTGCTTCGGCATTCTCGGCCTCGGCATCCTCTATCTCACCTCGCGCGGCATGGTGCCGCAGCTGCGCCGTCGGCCGCTGCCGATCCAGCTATGGGCCTCGCTGCCCATGCTGCGCCGACCGGCCGGCATTGCCCTCCTCAGCCTGATCGCGGCGATTGGTGTGGTGTCGACGCGATGATCTGGAAAACGGGGGCTTTGATGGGGGCATTACTTCCCGTCGCCGCGGCAGCGCTGGCGGCTGACAAGAGCGCGGTGCTCAGCCCGGCCGGGCCGTCGATCTGGTATTTCTTCGGCTATCCGTTCGAGGCTGGCAGCATGATCGCCGCGATCTGCGCCTGCATCGCCGTGCGGCTCTACGTTGCTCAGAAGGAGCGCGCGGACCATCGTTGGAACATCGATCTGCCGGTGTCCGCGCTGACGCTAATGACCACCGCGACGGCAGTCATCCGCCTGCGCCCCGACCCGGCACTCGCGCTGATCTACGGCACCGGCATCGGCGCTCTAGGCGTCGGCCTCATCACCATCGCGCTCAACTTCGTGCAATCGAAGCTGCCGGGGGGCGAGGAAAAGCCGACCCCTTAAGGTTCGGCACCTCGCCTCGCACGGGGAGGACGACAAGCGAGGTGCCGGCCGTCTCGCTCCGACGGCACCGCTCATCTGCGCCATGCGCGCCAGCCGGTCCAACCGGCATCTCGACTATCTCTGAAAGGAATATCCGATGACGACGGCTCCTGCGCCGGCGGCCGCACTCGTGTGCGCGCTCGCCAAGCCGAAGGCGTTCTTCGATCGCATCCGCCCGCTGTTCCTCGGCGGAACGATCAACGCGGCGCAGCTCGCGGGCATCCAGTGCAAGCTCGACGCCTTCGGCACGGCCGGCGCGCCGCTCGCTTATGTCGCATACGGCCTCGGTACGTCGTTCTGGGAAACGGGGCAGAAGATGCAGCCTGTCCGCGAGATCGGCCGCGGCAAGGGCAAGGCCTATGGCCGCCCCGGGCGCAACGGTGCGCAGATCCCTTACGGGCGCGGCGACGTGCAGCTGACCTGGGACGACAATTACGAGCGCGCGGATGATGAGCTTGGTCTGAAGGGCTCGCTCATCGCAAACTACGACCGCGCTCTCGAGACGGAAATCAGCGCTCGGATCATGGTCCGGGGAATGCTGGAGGGCTGGTTCACCGGCAAGAAGCTGTCGAGCTATCTGCCGACGTCGGGCTTCGCCAGTGCGGCGGACTTCCGACAGGCCCGCCGCATCATCAACGGGACCGATCGCGCCGAGGAGATCGCCACGATCGCCGGGACATTCCAGAACGCGCTGGCGGACGGCGGATGGGCGCGTCTTGTGCCTCCGCCGCGCGCCTGAGTCGCCGCCACACCGTCACCAACCATCTCGCCAGCCGAATCATGTCGGGCGTCTAGCCGCGCCGGGCTCGCTGTCGGCTGAACCAACCCGTCACCACACGTTCACGCAAGGATCGACCCCATGAAGATCAAGTTCCCCGCCTTCATCGCAAAGCTGTTCCGTTCCTCGCCCGCTCAGGAGGTCGCCGACATCGTCATCACCGAAGCGCAGCAGGTGATCGCGTTGTTGATGGCGCTGCCGATTGCCGCGGTGGTGAGAGACGACATCCGCACGATCGCGAACGACAGCCTGAGCGGACAGCAGAAGTTCGACGTCGTGCTCGGCCGGACGTTGCCGGTGCTGCTCGATCTGCTGACTGCGAAGGGTCTCAACGTCGCTGCCAAGGATATCGAAGACATCGGCCGCGGCTTCGTCCAGGCGGTCTACAACGAGTTCGCCTCCACCCGCGCCGGCACCATCGCCAAGCTCATCCTGAAGCTGTTCAACTTCGCATGAGTGGCCCCGGCCGCGTCGTCGACGTAGACGCCGGCACGGTCCCCAACACCAACGAGGCGGCTCGGCGGGTGCTGGTCGACCGCTCGACCGGCGAGTGCCTCCTCTTCTACGTGCCGATCGGCAACGATCCGCCGATTGGCAGCCTGATCGACTGGAGCGCTCGACATGCTTGGTGGCCCGGCCACCGCGTCGACAAGCTCAGCAACGAGCTCGATCCGAACCAACCCCTCCGCTGATCGTCAGTCTTCTCACAAGGAACCACCATGCCCCAACTCTCCACCGCTATCCGCAACGCCATGGGCAATGCGATCGAGGCGACGATCGGCGCGTCACCCGTCCTCGAATATCGGACCGGCCTGCCGCCGGCGTCGCCAGCCGCGGCCTCGACCGGCACCCTGCTCATGTCGGGCACGCTTGCTGCGGATTGGGCGCCAGATGCCGCCAACGGTGTGAAGTCGTTCAATGCCAACATGAAGGCCGATGCGGCTGTCGCCGCTGGCTATGCCGGCCATTTCCGGATCAAGGCGGCCGACGGCACCTATCACATGCAAGGCCTCGTGTCGGAGGCGTGGACGGCGTCCAAGCCGTATGTCGTCGGCATGCAGGTGAACCTGGGGGGCAACGTCTACCGCGCCACGGCCGCCGGCACCTCCGCCGCGAACGGCGGCCCGGCCGGCACCGGCGCGGCCATCGTCGATAACGGTGTGACGTGGGCGTATGTCGGCCCGCAGGACATGGTGCTGACCAACACCAACATCGCGCTCGGTCAGGATGGCATCACCCTCAACAGTTACCAGCTGACGATGCCGACCGGGAACTGAGCGGCTAGGAGCTAAGCAATGGCGAGGCGGCTATGGACCCCGGCCGATATGGTCGGGGTCGCGAACCATGAATATACCGACACCACCAAGGGGATCACGACGGCAGACGGCACCTTCGTTGCCGGCTCGATCGTCAACCGGCAGGACTATCAGCTGGTCGGCAGCGGGACGCCGGACTATATCTCGGCGTTCCGCGACGACTTCCGGCCGGCGCTCGACGCCATCAACGGTCAGCAGGCGATCAAGTGGGATACCGCCACTCGCCAGATGGACATCTCAAAGACCAACCTTCCACAGGGGGATGGCGATAAGTTCTGGTGGACGGTCGACGTCATCGACGAGACCCGGACGGATGATCGCTACATTTGGGGATATGGCGGCAGCAATGGTTCGTCGGTCGCTTACAAGATGCGGCAAGGTGGCGTGCCGTATTCCGACATCGGTTCGGTAGGCTATGCGATCGGCACCGCTCCCGTGAAGGCGGGCGAACTGTCGATCATCACCGAGCAATACACCAAGGCCGACACGACCAGCAAAGCGTCCTACAACGGCGGAGCTTGGTCGACTTACAAGCGAGCCCGCAACACCGCCATTTCGAACGCAGCTCGATACGGTCATTGGGCGGTCTACGGCAACGGCAGCGCGCATCGCTCGCGCTTTCGGGGCCATGGATACGGTACGCCTACCGAGGATGACTGGCAGCGGCTGCGGGGCTGGGCTTCCTGGGCTGCCGGTGCGAACGGCGCCAACCTCGTCGACGGCCATCCGTACAAGGATGCGCCGCCCTACGTCGACGAGGGCGGCGCCGGCGTGACGGCATCCGGTGGCGCCGTGCTGGGCGCGATTGGGGCGGCGGCCGGCGCCGCGCTGATGATTGCGAGCAGCGCCGCGCTTGCGCTGGCTCCGCTGTCGGTTGCTGGCGGTGGCGGCGCGGCGATCACCAGCGCCGGTGCGCAGGTGCTGGCGCCGGGCGCTGCCACAGGGGCAGGAGCAGCGACGGCCGCGGTCGCAAGCTCCGGCGCTCCGACGCTTGCGCCGATCGTCGGCGGGGGCACCGGCAGTGCTGCGCAAATCGTCAGCGCGCAGGGCAACGCTACGCTTGCCGGCTTGTCGGCCACGGGCTTCGGCTTCGCACCGGTCGCCGGCAGCGCGATCGTCGCGCTTGCTCGCGTCGCGGGCGCGGGTGTGGGCGCGGTGGGAACCGGCGCAGCCTCGACGTCGCTGCTCAGGCCGCTCACAGCGGCCGGGCTGTCATCTGCGCCGATCGTCGGTCGGGGCGGTCGCGAGCTGCTTGCGCCGTCGCCGGTGGCGCGGGCGTCGTCGCCGATCGGCGGCACCGGCGCGGCGTCCCTCGCGCCCATCGTCGGTGCCGGCACCGGCTCACCGCCGGCACCGCCGATCGTCGTCCCGCCGTCTCGGCGCTTCACGCTGGCTTCCGCGGGCAGCCGGCGGGCGACGCTCGCCAGCTCTGGCTCCCGCCGCCTCACAATCTGACATCGTCCGAGGAGGACAAACCGCATGCCACTACCGCCGAACGCCAAGGCGCTCACGCAGGCGATGGACCCCTCGGACGTCGAGGTGTTCGAGCTGACGATCGACCAGGGCGACGACAAGACGCTGATGACGGGCGAGGGTGTCGCCGACTTCAACTTCGCCGTGACAGCCGAGGCCGCCGCGGCCGGGTTGAGGATCATGGAGGAGGATGGCCGACGGCCGACCCTCACCGGCCTGCTGCTGCGCTTCTGGCTCGCGGTCGATCCGGCCCTATTCGGTGCAGCGGCCTTCTCAGGAGAGGGTATCTCGCTGGGTCTGGAGCTGACGCTGAAGACCGACTCGGTGCCCTATCGAACCAAGCAGAAAACCATCGTCGTAAAGGTAGCTCAGCAATGACCGAACAGATCACCGGGACCGTCGACAACGGCGGCCGGGCGACCGCCGATCTCGGCTTCTACAAGGGGCCGGTCGGCACCCGCACCCGCACCGGGTCCGACCTTATCGAGGTCGCCTACCGCGGCGAGATCGCGATGCCGCGGTTGCCGGCGAAAGGCACGTTGGACGGGGACGCCGTCGAGGTGCTCTCGCTGAAGCGCAGCGAGATCGACCGGCAGTTGATGCTGGCGACCGTCCGGCCAGTCAGCACGTAAGCGCCTGGCGCGCCGCGACCGCAAGTTCGCGAAACGCTGCCTGCCATGTCGCGCCGGCCTCGCTCCACGGGATATGCTCCTCGATGTTCGCGATGCGGCTATCCCATAGCTTCTCGGCGAGGTGCTCGTTGACGGCTTCAACGTCGTTGCTGGTGCAGAGGCGGCAGCGGCTCATCGTGGCTTCACCAAATCCGGATGTGGGTGGGGCTCGTCGACGTTCCACTTGCCGACGCGGGTATAGGGGGCGTCAACCAGATCGGGCTGGAGGATCACCGACTCGCTCTCTGGCTCGCCCATGATGCGAAGGACGAGATCGTCCGTCACCTCTTCGCGGGTCTGCTCGACGAGCACGTTAAGCGCTCGCTTCTGGAACGGCTTGAGGACGGTAAGGGCGACCCAGACCTGTGTCCGCAGCTGCTGGCGGGTGAGCAGCCTCACGGCTGGTCTGCCCACAGGTCGCGGATGCCAAGAGCCCGCTCCGTCAAACCGAAATAGTCGGCGAGCCGACGGTGCTCGTCGGGGCGCAAAGCGCGCGGTATGCCGTCGGTGACGAAGCGTCGCAGATAGTGCGGCGGCCGATCGAGCATGCGCGACAAGGCGGCGTAGCTGTCTCGGCTTCCATCAATTACCTTTGCGAGCGCCTCGCGCGGGTCGGGGGTGCCTTGACGGGGGCGGGCAGTGCCGGCGAGCGTCACGACGCCAGCCATGCGCTCTCCGCATCCTCCAGCGCCTCCCAATCATCGCCGCTGGCGCGTTGCGCCTGCATCCACTTGCGGGCGTCTTCAAAGGTGCCGGTGCGAGGGAAGGTGCGATCCTTGGCTGCACTATCTGCCAGCTGCCCGACGAAACCGCCGCTGCCACCTTGCTTCATCAGCCAACGGCCGAACGGCTCCCTCTCGTCTTCGTCGTGCATCGTATCCTCCGGTGACTCGCGTCATTGGCAAGATAGATGTTCTTTTTCTGTTCCGCTAGGCGGTCGGTTCGTCGAGCTGGATGACATCAAGATTAGAGGGGTCCGCAGTCCGCTCGCCCGGCAGCTGGGTGAGGTCACGTTCAAGGCGAGGTTATTTCCACTCTAGCCCGGCTGTGTCGAAGACAAATTGCTGACGCCCTTGGTGGAAAAACTCAGCCTCGATGATGGTTCTCTTGGCCTTGCGCAATCCGGCTAAGACACGACCTTCATTCGTGAAAAAGGCCGTTTCGTTGGAGCCGTCGCTTGCCCCTGTGCAGCGCATTTTTTGGATAGGGCCGTTATCAAATTTCACCGAGATTGTAGTGTTGGTATAGGAAGAGCACATAATCTGCCCCTTGCCGACTCCAAACATAACATTCAGTCCATCACTATTGCGACGTACCGTGATCGTCCCTTGTTGCTCTCCGTAAGGAAAATCCAAATCGACCGTATTATTGCTGATTAGGGTGGCATAGCGAGAGGTTGATCCCCGCATCTCATCTTTGTCTGATGAGTATTGCCACTTACTTGCTGGTGAATCTTCGTGGGCCGAGGTGGTCGAATCGGTTTGCAGGTTAGAAGGCGTCGTACCGGTAGCCGCATCGGCAGAGTTGCTATCAACGTTCGACGTCTGCTGGTCTGACTTGGGCACGACTATCATCATCAAGATGAATGTGCCGACAGCGATGCCGGCAAATTGCTTGCGCGACAGAGCGGCCACATACGGCTTTATGATGCCGACCAAAGCGGCCAGAAATATCAACGTCAGAACAGCGAACATGAACGATCCCCCCGGTTACGGACAGCTTACCTGTCCAATCGGCCTATTCAAGCCGGTCTGTTGATAAACCGTGAAGCATTCTGGCGTGCTGAGATGCGGCATGTGGGGGTGGGTGTTCGTTGCCCCCGTCACGTTAAGCCATTGATCTCCAATGATCGCGCTTCGAACGATGTTGCGGCAACCATCATTGATAACAATGGATTTTACGGCTCCACGGCTAAAGCTTCAGTTGGACCTCGACGTTGGATGCTGCCGGTCCTCGAACCCCCTTCGCCTAGAAGGGAACGTCGTCATCTAGATCTTCGTGAGAAAAACCATATCCGCCCCCGTAGCCGCCGGTTGATGATGGTGCCTGCTTAGGCGCCGCAATGGCTAGCGGAGGAGGTGCAAGCCGAGCGATCTCCGCGTCTTCTTGCTCCTTGTCTTGGCCGACCAGTGAGATGATGAAGCTAATCCCCGCCGGGATTTTTGGCGACGCAGCGATTGCCCCGGCGGTGCCCCCGATCGTGCCCATGATCGACGCCGCGATCGCCATCGTTTTGGCAAAACTGAGCCGGCGATGTTCGAGTTCGGCAAGTAATTCGTCGAGCTTGTCGTTAAGCGCTGCCCGCTTGGCAGGTGTCAGATCGGCCTCGTCGACGTATGTCCTTAACTGTTCTACCTCTTGCCGTATTTTGGCTCGTGTCACACGTCCAAGCGCTACCGAGTGGGGTTTGGCGAGGACATCGCTGCGCAGACGCGTTTTTGCCACGATGCCCGCGAGAATAACTTGGAAGCGTGTATAGTCACCGTACTCGATGGTTGGTCGTATCTCGCTCAAGCCGGTAACGCCGAGTGCTTCCGCGATGCCTTGAATGGTAGCCATAAACTGACTGCGTAACTCGTCCGAAAAGTCGCGCGCGTTTGAGTCGTCCAGCATGCGCTGGAGATTGGACTGAGCTGTCCGGACGAGCGTTACGAACTTATCTGCGTCCTCCTCCGGCAGGTTGGCGTACGTCTCTTCCGGAATAAGGTCATAGGCCGACACACTGGTCTCCTCATCAAGGTTCGGGAATAGTGCGGGACTCGTGGGTCCCATCGTTTCCTGTTTGGTCCCTTCCGGTCCGCGAAACGCCCGCCTGCCCACCCCGAAAATCGCGGTATTAGGCGGGTCTCCCGAGAGGGGGCGATTAGCTCAGTTGGTAGAGCGTCTCGTTTACACCATTGACCTCCGCTGCTCCTGTCGTACCCGTTGGCGCGGCTAAATAATAAAGTGTGCTTCGGCTTTTGGCGGCATCGTAGATGTTTCTGCGCAGCTTAAATTCGACCAAATAATTTTTGCAATTCGAGAGACCGTCGCAAATCAGCAT